TGAAGACATTGATTGGGCAATTAATATTGCTCCCAAACTAGAAAGGCAAGTCTTATCAGAGATCGAGTCTGGCCAACCACTATGGAGTGACTGGCCTGACTGGCTCGTTCCCTTGCGTGACAAATGGATTGCAAATCGCGATCCAAGAGTCTTACAAGAGCTGAGGACTGTCCTTCTGTTCTGCTATAAGTCGCGCGGTTCACATAATCATGAATCCGAAGTTCAATGTCTGGACCAATTCGTCAACCGTAATAAGGAGTGTAAAGATTGGATTTTGCCTGATTCAGGCGATCCTCTACTTATACTTAATATTGCGCGTTGCCTTATTCAAGACCTCCTTAGAGACTGCACATGGGGTTCTAACCCTATGCACGGCCCTGGGGCTGTCTTCGATAAGCTTGTTCCAAAGGGTGCTTGGTCGACGTGGTATTCCACGATCGAAGAAGTGTACCCCTATTACGAGTACTTCTATCCATGGAAAGGGATCGGTTTTACCGATTTCCTCCCGACAAAAATAGAAGATACGATTAAGGCTCGTATAACATTGGTGCCAAAGGACGCTCGTGGACCGAGACTCATCTGCATTCACCCTGCTGAAGCCATTTGGATTCAACAGAGTGCGCGGATAAGTCTAGAGTCCGTGATACGTCTCCCTTGGCATAAGCGTACCCGATCGTCGTCAATATCTCCTTACGGACATATTAACTTCGATGACCAAACAATCAATCAGCAACTTGCTCTTAAGAGCAGTGCTGATCGATCTTATGCGACCTTAGACCTGAAAGAGGCCTCGGATCGTATACCGGTATCCTTAGTGGAATACCTGTTTGGTGACGAGTATCGCTATATCGGGTGCTCTAGAGCTCATAAGATTCTCTATAAAGGAAAGGTCCTTTTAGAGGAAGTAAGCTGCTACGCTCCTATGGGGAACGCAACAACGTTTCCTGTTGAGAGTCTAGTATTCTGGGCTCTGTGTACCGCAACGATGCAAATGTGTGGATTTGATAAATCCACATGTACTCAATGCTTCGTTTTTGGTGATGATATCATAGTACCGACGCAGTGTCTCCAATCTCTATTAGATTGGCTGCCGAGGTTTAATCTTGTTATAAATAGCGGAAAGACCTTTGCAAAAGGGTACTTCCGTGAATCATGTGGTATGGATGCCTATAAAGGCACCTGTGTCACTCCACTTCGGTGGAAACAAGGTCCAATAATATCGTCATATGAGGACATGGTAGGCTTGTGTGATCTAGCCAAGCGGCTATATCGCACTGGTCACTATGTTGCTGCTGCTG